GATGTCCTGTGCAATTTGCGTCGGGGACATCGACCTAATTTGATCTAATGAGTATTTGGGTCTTGCCGATTGCGAACTGGGCCTCGACCCCGAACCTGCCACTTGCTTATTCTTTTTTGCATCCGAATAAGTCTCACTTAAGTATTTCAATCCATCATTAAGATTAAGAGTTGAGTCGCCCTTCTTAAAAACGACCTCTCCACTCTCATCGACATCCACCATATTATCTGCTATTAGAGCCTTAAGCATTAGAGGTGAGGCGTAAAACTCCTCGGATAACTTCGGACCCAACTGGGCCTCAATCGTTTTTACCCGATTTATCTTTTGTAACTCAGCCCTCTGTTCCCTTTCAGCAGCAAGATCAGTCTGAGTGGTCTGGAAATCCTTTTGCAATTTTGCCAAGGTCTTCTTAAGCTCACCCATCTCACCCTGTTCAGCCGGAGATGCCTTAGCTTCTAATGCACTCTTAACCTTAGTTGCCCATTCGTCAACGTCGGATTCGCCGTCCCATCCTAAGTCATGAACCAAGTTCTTAAATCTTTTAAACTTAGTAACATCTTTATTAGCTCTCCGAAACTCCTCAATGCCCCTCGTTTTTTCAGCTAGCACTGCCTGATTGTGATACTCCAACAGGTCTTGCCCGTTTTCCATATCTTCGAGAGTTTTTGCAAACAATACTTGATCCATGATAACCTCCAAGGGTTGATGCCGTCCGGCGGTTTAATTTAAGCGTTCAAAAATTAATATCAATATTAACTAATATTACCGATTAATCACTATAGGTTCCCCCTTATCCTCAGCAGATATCTCATTATCAATGTTATCATCTAAGGGTTCTGGAACTTCAGGTGTTTCTACTGGCTCCTCAATCTTAACTGATTCTTCCCTTATCGATTCAATTATCTCATCAAGGGATTCCCTAGAGTCATCCGCAAAAAGAAGTTTAGCCAATTTTTCCTGAAGCCTATACTTAAGAAGTCTGTTAAGATCTGGCATTTTGAACACAGTATCAATACGTGCTATCTCCCGATCCAGGCCCATTGGAGCGAAATCCATAGGGTAATCCACCGTATAAACGAAGTACTCACCAGTATAGAGCTGGAATATTTTGGAGATGTTAACCTCTAAAGTGGTAGCCAGATAAGAGGTACGCTTAAGAGTATCTTCATGGGCAAAGAAGTCATACGCTTTACTTATGCCACTTTCTGCATTTTGGACTCCTACTACTCCGGCCTGTTCAGCAATGAGAAATAAATCCTTCCTTATCTGTTCCTGATTTTCCACCAAACCCTTAATAATCCCAAAGTCAGGGGAAGCATAACCAGGAGCAATTGTGACATCCATTGCCAAGTTGAGCACATTTTTTGGGCCGACAACCATGTCTCCATCGGGAAGGCCCTGGACGTAAAAAATCGAAAAGGCTTGTGCTCTCTCCTGATCTCTTATCTCGGCGGATTGATTATAGATAACTAGATTTAGCCGGGCCAAATCGTACAATGGTGGGTCAACAAGGATTACCGATTTGTCTTCCCTTTGATCCGAGAAGAGAACCACGACCGGCACTTGACCGATGCCATGATATGTCCTACCAATTTCCACCCAACCAGAGTCGGTTTTGGATAATGTAATAGTTTCGTCAACCGTCCATTTCCTCCATCGCTCTAGCTTCTTGCCATTTTCGTAAACCGGTTCATCTTGGAAAATGATATACTCAAGGTTGCCAAACCTGTCCGTTTTGTAATCAGCACATTCTTGAGCGGTTTTAGTGTAAACGTAGGGCATAACTCTTAATCGTTCGGCATCCGCCATCGTGGCTGGTTGCTCCTCGGAATCAAAATTATCAACGACGACAAAAACGACACCATGCCTTCGGCAGATATTAATTGCGGTATGTGAAAAATCTTGAAGATGGGTACCACTTACATCGCAGTTTTCGATGAACGACTTGAATAAGGATTCCACATTTTGCCCATTGTCATCTGTAATTACTCTAGGAGCAATCGCATTAAAAACGGGTTCTACCATCGCCCTTATAATAGGTTTCACATAATTCTTATAATGTGATAGTTGTCTTCGGGATAAATAATCAGATTCCCTTGAGAAAGGAATCAGGTAAGAACCGGATCTAATAGGGCCATTGCCAAAGTAACAATGATCCATTAACTCGTAAACGTTAACGGTAGAGATATCCACCGACTTATAAGTGTTGCCGATGTTCCGATCACATTCCGGCACATTAAGGTTAAACGAAGACTCATTCATTAGTATAATCTCCTTCTTGACATTGTGGTAATCGGTCTATTAAGTAGTGCGTATGCCCCCGACACTGCATCTATTTGGTCATCATGATCATGCTTAAGATCCGCAGAAAAGTCGTCACACTCCCGAAGAAATTCTGCATTGAAAGGGCCATCGCACATGTCAACCCGTTGGGCCTCAGCTCGGGTAATCCAAGGTAAGGCTCTTGCTAACTTATCTCCTTGAGGGGGCAGCTCCTTAATCATATAACCTATCATCTCAGGAAGCGACTTAAGATCATCGATAAATCCCTTTTGCTGCCCAGCCTCTTCGATACCTATTTGGATATTCCTGCCATCGATCTCGGCAGTAGCACATATTAACTTTTTTAAATCAGGATAAGTGTATTTGCCCCGTATAATATTACAGATCGTAAATCTTCCGTTGAGTGTGGTACAAAGGGCACCTACCGAGTAATCCGCAGAGGTCTTAACTGATACCGCCAGATCCCAATATCTGACCCCAGTCCGAGGAGTAAAGGGAGGAATAATCTTTATCCATTGACTATCGATAACCTGGCCGGACATTGAAACTATTTCGGCATCAAGTTCCTGCCGTTGAAATTTTGAAGGATACTGGGCACGGGTAGTAGAAACGAAATCGGGGGGTAAGAAAGGATTGTCCGAAGTTTTCTGAACAATGACCTTAACATTCTCATTTGACTCTAAATCAAAAACCCAGTTGCGGCCTTTGGGCGTTGTAGTAATGTGATACTGGCCATCGGGCTTTTGGCTCATGCGGCCCATGCACACTAAAAAGCATTCGTTGCCCTTAATGTAAGAGGCCTCGTCAATAAAGATATCGGCAACCTCTAAACCCCGAATGTAATCAAAATTATCTGCTGATCTTAAGTATATCTTGTTTTCTCGAATCGTTATTTCCCTTTTGCTTTCGTTTATTTCCCAAAGGGATTCATCAAGGCCTAATTCATTAAGGCATATCTTCATCGTGCTGAGGACAACGGACATTAGATTTAGATAAGTGAAAGAAACGAAGAGCTGATTTCGCCCTTTGAGGGCATTGATAATAGCCTTATAACAGGCTATTCGGGTCTTGCCGGATCTAATACCCGCTCTGAATATTATGCCCTTTGCAGTGGAGGTTAGGAACTCCTGTTGCTTTTCCGATATCTTGACACCCATCTAGGCAATCCTTGAGTAGTCATAAAAATCCCGAATGGATCGCCAGAGGAACTTGCCCTTAGAGCCGGAATTGATAAATCGATAATAAGTTTGTGGATCGACATCGTAGTAAACGTATTCCGAATTAGAAAGGAAATCCACGTATAAGTTGTTTTCGTAAAAGTCATACCCGATTGAGGCAACATTAGAAGATTCGACTGGATAGGTAATAATTTTTTCGGGGGGCGAGGTAGTCTTCTTTTCGAGGATCTTAAGAGATTCCGATAAATCCTTATTGATCGTCTTCCCTTCTTTTACCTGTTTCTTAATAACAGCGGCTAACTCAGGAGTAATACCATAGTAAGTACGCTCTCCACTCTTAAACTCAAGGGTAAGCTCTCCGTACTTTTTCGAGTAAGACAAATCGGAAACTTTATATTTTCTACTTTTGTCAACATTAGATTTGGGGGTCGATGGCATTTTCGATAACCTCGATGGGCTGTGATTCGATAACCTTAACAGGTTTAGATTTTATTAATTCTACTATCGTGGTGGGAAGATCATCCTCAACTTGAGTGCCGGTAACTTTTTCGAAGGTAATATTAATTGGCTGATCACAACTTCTTAACTGAACGTCAAGTCGATCCCGGAAGATACCAAGGTACTTACCTAAGAGCCTCAGAGCTGCCTCTGCATCGTACATCTCAATGTGCATATTAGTGTACCCTGAACCAGTACTCGAGGCGTGAATCCTCTTAATATTTTTAGTTCCTTTGCATTTGGATAAATCCTTAATCTTATTATCAGGGCCGATGAACTCAGAGATGTCCGAAAAGGCAATGTCGAATAGACGACTGATCACTCTTAATATCTTTTCATCGTTCTTTTCGATGAGAGATTTAAGCCGCCAGTCCATATAAGTTCTGATCTTAGGCCGGGAAATTAAAGTGAAGGCGTCTTTCCTCGTAGGATTTTTATACCCCGCATACTCTGCGGCTGCAATGTAATCCCCACACATCAGATAATGATCAGCAAGCTTAATGTCCCTTGCATTGAGGCCAGAGGTAGCATCGATGTACTCGCAGTCAGGTTCCAAGCTCTTAACTGAATTCAATCTTTTAGATAGTTTTTCCATATGTCATCTCCATAATATTAATAGATTATCAAAAAAAAAGGCCTCCCCTTATGCGAGGGAGGCCCCATCACCCATACAAAAGCAAGTCCGAAACACTACTCATAAGATAATGCATCATGCGGCAACCTGCAATATTTTATTGATTGGGATCATTGCATTTCTTACTGAAGAAATCTTGCACCCCATCTTAAGAGCTATCTCTTGGATCGTAAATCCATCGATGAGATACGATAGTATTCTCCTTTGGTAAGGCCATAGCGGTTCAGGGTCAATACTCTTATACCCCTCTATTTTCTTTTTCCATTGGATATACTTTTTCAGGAGCACTCCAGTAAGCACATTGATACCATTCGGCGTTAACCCTGTCTCTCGACTGATCTCGGCAATTGATCTCTTAAGTACTCGCAACTTATAAAGCTTTTTCTGTTTACTTGTGAGAAACTTATAAAAAGCCAGATCGAACAAATCTAAACTAATAGGCTCACGATGCTTCTTCCCTTCAATTACCTTTTCGGAAAAATCTTTCTTTTCCCTTATTGCACCGCATACTTCCTGCATCATGATCCCCAAAAACGAATAAATGATATCACACTGGTTAACCTTCTCATTATTAATTAACAACTGATAACAGGCCTCTGAGTAAGCATCCTGGATGACCACAAAATCCACTGAAGGGAATCTGCAAAGGATCTTATTATTGAGGTAAGGCCTATACTTAGTTACTATCCTAGCGATCTCTTCCCTCTCCATCAATTAAGCCACCGAGTAAGAAATGAACATTAAGGGGTCTTGGGTTGATATGCGAGGGGGCTTAACATCTATACAGAAATCCTTTTTGTTCTCGAAGAGCTTATAAAGTAAAGCATCAGTCGCCCCCCATTGCTGGGATGATCTCGAAAAGTTCCCGTTAAAGGATAAGAGTATCCTGCTTGCATATCGCTCCATCTTAAGTACAAAACGTGGTACCTGGACAAAGGGCACACATTCGAGCACATCGTAAGCAGAAGCGACATCAAATTTGAAATCGAATTCAATATCGAACCAGTTGGCACAGATGCCTCTAAAGTTCTTAATCCTTCTTTGAGCCGCATATCTTCGGGCGGACATTACTAATCCGCAGACCCATTCCACTCCGTAAGTATCACATCCATCTTCAGCTAGCATTAGGGGTAGCCACCCATCGTATGTTCCTATGTCAAGGTATGACTTCTTATCTTTCATATTCAAAAGTGTATTAATATAGATCAGTGAATCCCTCCATATTGACATGTGAGACAGCGGCTCAGGAATATAGTTCTCTTTCACCTGCACGTGGTTTACTGAGTATAACTTGTCCATAGATCAATGCTTTCTTTTTCATAGTTGATTTGCAATCATGATCCATAAATCGCTAACAAAATCAGGGGTATAAGCTGATACGCTCTCTTTTGCCGCTTCTCCTATCTCTTTACGTTTGCATTTATCCTTCAATGCAATGAGCGCATTTTTCCAATCGTCAAGTGTCTCGGCAATGTACCCGTTTTCTCCTTGACGTATGATCTCCTTATAAGCGAGTATCGGGGAACCTATCACTGGTAAACCCATCGACATCGCCTGGGTCAGTTTACAATTGGACTTGGCAGGTTGAACGTCGAACCTCTGAGGGCATAAGATCACATCGCATTTGTACATCTCTTCTGCCCAAGTGTTAAGATCCCATTTCACCGTTGCATTATCCCATTCAGTGCATACCACTAACTCATAGCCCAGTTCATCGAGGGTAGGCTTAAGCCACGTTGAGGCAAGATAAGAGTTACCACCCATGCCAAAGTACCCTGCCTTTAGATTTTCCCGATTGTAATCTGGAGTTCCGGTTGTAGGTTCAAAGGGATCAGGGATAACTCCGCACCTCTTATAACCTTTATCCATCGTTATTTTCGCTAGGGCAGTGGAACAGGCAGTAATGATATCCGCCCTTTGCATGCATGCCTCTTGCCAAGTGTAGTCCCAAATGTTTTCACAATGATCGAAAATGATTTTCTTATTAAGATTTTTGCATATGTCCATAAGGCAAAGATCAGTGAGAGAGAAACTCATAAAGACGACATGCGTGGCCTTAGTTAAGACCTCCAGCAACTCTGGTAAGGATTTCCGAAAGTAATCTTCGAGGATCATTGATCCCGGAATACGCTCGTGGATCTGGTGCCTTCGGATTCGATAAGAGCCATTGTTAAGATCTATCTTACCTGGTACCATCCAGCAAGGCGTTATGTCCTGAAGGGATTTCTCCAAGTCAACTATGTCTTTCTGTCTTCGGTAAGATAATGCCACTTGACAATAGTGCCTA